GTCGCGCGGATTGCCATTCTTAATCACGACTTTCAGTTTCATTTCGCTTTCAACTCCTTGAGCGTCAGCACCTTGCCATCCTTCACCATCGCGTCATGGGGGTTATATAATCTGGATAAGTCGCGGGATATTTCGTCGCCCTAATCCAAATTTGTTCACCCATAGTCTGCGGCACCCACTCATCCCACTCAAAACCAAGTCGTTGCAAATCCTGGTACGGCATGATGTTTTCCGGTGCCCCGTTTAACTCATAGCGAAAGTGTTTCGGTTCCATGTTATTTACCCCTTAGTGCTTTCAAAGGTATCACCTTTCCGTCGCGTACAAAACTGTCAACGCCCATTCCGCCCCGGTACAGCGCCGCGCGTGTCGGCCCCAGGATCGCGGATAGCCGCTTGTCGTCAGCCTTGGCTAGCACGTCGCGCCATGTCGTGTACTGAGGCACCGCGCCGTCCATGCTCGCCCGGTTGCCTGCGGGTAGTTCATCGATGTCCACGCCCAGCTCGCGGTACGTTTTCAAAACCGGAACCAGAATCCCACGACAGTCGGGATGTGCGGGGAGGGAAGGTCGGGGAGCGTTTACCCCGTACACCTTACCGTCATCCACGCCGCACTCGATACACGTCCGCGTGTCCAAAGTCTCGACGCGCATGTATCCCTTAATAAGATCCTCGTTCGCCTTGTAGTACGCTTCCCGCGCCTGGTTGCCGACGTGCATCACTGCCGTCCGCGCGAACATTTCTGTTTGCCGCGTATCGGTCGTCATCATGCCGCCGTTATACGTGCCGGGAACATATTTCCCTTGAACCCACTTCGCCCGCGTCACCACGGACCCGCGTAGGGTCTGAACCAGCTCGTCAAGGCTCTTGCCCTGCTCCAATGCCCTCTGCGTCTCGCGCACCACGTCCACCGCGTTGTTGACCCCGAGCGCGTCGGCATAATCGGCCAGCGTTGAACCGTCAATCGGATGCGCCGCGATATCAGCCCATAGGATCGTCGCGCCCTTGATCGGCATCTTGGACACGTCGCCGAGTAGGATGCGGATGAACGCACCCTCTTCCTCGGCAAGCGCGGGAAGCGTCGCCTCAACGTGCGCCTTCACTTTTTGCGCCGCCGCGAGATACACCGCATCGACCTGCGTCGTTATCTCGGCAATGTCGCCCTGTTTCCAGAGCGTCGAGATATGACCCAGCGCCTGCGTGTGCGCCGCTTCGAGCACGGCAAGGGCCACCGCGTATTCGTCGGCAGTCCATTCGTCCATCACTTTGTCGCGCTTTAATAGCGCTTGTAAAAGATCGTCGTTCGCGCTCAAACAAAAGCCGCCTGCGTGTAATGCACTTTCGGCTCGTCGAACAGGCGCGGCTGTTGGTAGGCTATTTCGATGCGCTTACACGCAATGTCAAAGTATTTCGGCTCTATCTCGATGCCAATAAACTTCCGGCCTAGATTCGCACAGGCAACGCCGGTAGTACCTGAACCCATGAAGGGGTCAAGGATGGTTTCAGCGTCGGGAAGGAAGCCGAGGCACCATTGCATAACGGCGATAGGTTTCTGTGTGGGGTGTTCTCGGTCTGTTGGCTCCGCTTTTCTATATCCAGACCATAGGTAATGTATTATTTCAGTATGTTGCAGCATTGAAGTCCACGCCATTTCACACTTAGAAAGCGTCGGCATAAGTACTTCTTTATCCCATACAAGCCAGCCGCCAGTTTGCGGTAAATCGTAATAATTGCCGCCGAATATTATTTGATCCTTTGAAACTGAAAAAATAAGGTCAAATATTTCGGGAGCTATTTTTTTATCCCATTGCCCTTTAATGTACTTTTCTGTGTTTCCTTTATTTTTCCATGAGGCGTCATATCTTCTTGTTCCATCAACACGAATCCCAGTACTCAATCCAACGTGTTCGTGATCCCACCCAATTCCATACGGCGGGTCAGTCACCACCGCGTCCACCTTGCCAAGCGTCGGCAACACTTCGAGACAGTCGCCAAGATATAGCGTTGCGTCGCCTATATGCTCCACCCTCACGCCACTTTCTCCTTGCCCATTCTCGCCGCCGTCTGTGCCAGCGCGTTCTCTGCCTTAACCTGCGCATCAGCCGCGCCCGCTTCCTTCTGCGCTTCGAGGTCGGCCAATATCTGCGCGTCCGTGCGAGTATCGGGAATCAAGTTGACGCGCTTCTGGTAGGCCACGAAGTCAGCCAGCGCCATCTGGTTAGCCCCAACCATTGCGGATAGCTCTTTGAGCATCGCCGGGTCGGGATGATAGTCCATGTAATCAGTGCTGAGTTCGAATACCGCTTTCCCACCACCGAAGCCCCACTCTTCCGCCTCTTGGAGCATCTGCGTCGTGATGCGCGAGCAGGCCCGCGCCATATCTGCAAGGGTTGCCGACTCTGCCGATGCGCGGATGCGTACCGTGCCCTCAGCCTCAGCCGCGGCCTTGTCCTGCGTGAGCATGCGCCCGCCGAACTTTGCAATGTTGGTCAGGATTGACACGCCGCGCGCCGCGAGAGCGTCAAGGCCCTGCCCGGTGAACTCTAGGTATTTCGCGTTCGCGTTTTCGTTGGTCGAATGGATGCCATTTAGCCCGCCGAGTACCAAGCCCTCGACCTCCTCGGTCGTAAAGCCAAAAAATGCCGCCGTGGGGATGCCGACAGCAAAGCACGCGTTTGCAAACTCAACCGCCCATTGGTAGTACTCGTGCTGTAGGTCGATCAGGTCAGCAAGCGGCATGGCTTCAATCTCGCGACGCCCGCCGCGCGGGGAATATAGATAGAACGGGATTGTGCGCATGGCCGCGCCGCCCTTGAGCGGGACGATGTTCGTCTGCACATATTCGCCGTCTTTCTTTTCGCGCGTCCAGAAAATCTGATAGTACCCATCCGCGCCAAGGAACAGCTCGCGGTAATCGTAGTCGTACCCGTCGCCCCTGCGCACTCTCTCGCGCAGTTTGTAGTAGGTCGCCACGCGCCGCCCACCGATACGCGCATCGTTCCAGTCGCGGATGTCCTCGGCACGGTAGCCCGCCATGTAGGGGCGCAGTCCCTCGCGCTCCGCGTCGCCCACGGTCAGCCCGTCTTTGGTCACGGGCGGGGAATCGAGAAGCACGCCATAGCGCCCAGCAAGAAGCACCTCGGACAGCACCGCCTCGATGTACTCGACAAGCGGCGTCTCTTGCAAATCGGCGTCGTTCAGGAGCGCATCGGCTCCGGGGAGTTTAACGTCAGGCGCATTGCCGAAAATCAGGCCAAGGAAGCCCGAGAGCGTAAGATGCACGTATGAGGGACAGTGCCCGCGCAAAACGTACAGCACATACTCGGTGTAGGTCATTTTGTCGCTCGTCGGCAGGATATACGCGCCGCGGGCAATGCTGGCAAACGTAGCACCCAGCGCCCGGATGCGGCTTGACTCGCCCGCCTCATTGTGGGTAATGGTCGCGCATCCCTGCAACCAGTTAGCCAAGTCGTGCGCTCTCATTGGGTCGATGCCGCCCGAGAAGTCCCGCGCTTTTGTCCAGCGGGGTAGCCACTCGTTGTAATCGGGATGCGTTGATTCTAGTTTTTGCGTCAGCTCGCTCATGCGGCCCCCAGGGAGACAGCGCCAGCACGTCCGCGCATCGGCATCTCCCATAGCAGGAGATAGCCCAGCGCATCGGTAATATGATCGAGGCCCAGCGTCTTGTCTGGATCGCTCGTGCCCTCTTTATAGGTCAGTCCGTCCAGCCCGCGCGTCAGCTCGCGGCATTTGGGCGATATGACGACGCGGCGCACTCCGGCAGCTGTGCACATTGCCGTGTTGACGGTGTTTATCTTGTCGGCGACAGGGTACGGCGACGATGGCGCGAGGACAGAAAAGCCCGCTTGCCGTAGGATCGTAAAATCAGTCTGCCCGACAGGCGCGGAGGTCTTGCGCGCGTTTCCGGTGGGGTCGGGGTAGATGCGGATCGAGCGGCCAGGGTAGCGCGTCTTTATTAGCCGCACCATCTCGTCAGTGTTGCCGTTGTTAATGCTCGCCTCGTCAATGACGTGGATCTGCCCGCCTACTTTGACCGCAAAAACGGCGCTCATGGGGCAAACGTTGAAATCCATGCCGACAAGGATCGGCGCGCCCTGGATGTCGTGCACGTCGCCCGTGTTGCCAATAGGCGAAGCCTTGCGGTCAAAAGCATAATAGACGCGGCCCGCAAGGGACTCAAAGCTCGCTTCGTACTCTTGGCGAAACTGCCGGGCGTCCATGCTTGACCGTGCCGCCTCGACTTCATCCGGCGCGACATTTCCACCCTGCGCCGTGGTGTACTCATACGCGGCCCAGCCAGGCGTGGAATGTGCGGACAGGTAAAGATCATGGAACCAGTTATACCCGGATGGCGTGGAGATAAAGAGCGCGCGCCCCATCTTGTCCGAAAGCGCCGGGCGTACCGTGTCCCATACAGCGGGCACCATGTACGCGGCCTCATCCATAACCAAAAAGTCAAGCCCGACTCCTCGCAAGCGGTCGGGATTATCAGCAGAGCGCAGGGCGATGATCGAACTGTTGCGTAGGGTGAGCCGTAGATCCGTCTCATCCTTGCCAGCAATCAGCGCCGGTGGTATCACGTCCTTAAGCTTGGGCCACATGGCGTCTTTAGCCAGGCCGTAGGTGGGCGCTATATACCAGTTCGTCGAGCCTTTTTTATTGACAGCCGCGCGCATTAGCTCGATTGCGGATAGATGCGTTTTGCCGAACCGTCGCCCAGCTACCAGGACGCGGAACCGCGCGGGATCGGCGCATACATCCCATTGCGGGTTAGTCAGCTCGATTGGTAGCGTACTCATAGCGCCACCATTGCATAATTATTCAAAGCAAGGCGTATATTATGCGCGAAGGTATCTCTTTTTTCGGGGGTTATACCGACCACTCGGAATATTTTTGTATATTTACGCATCGCCGCCCTCTTTGTCGCCCTTGCGAGTAAGGACGATGGCGGGGATGTCGTCGGCTTGCGTGCGCAGGGACTGGAGCGGCGTACCATCGAGGCGATCATAGATATACGTTGAGGCGCGGAGAGCGACAGATTTATCCTCATCGTCAGCAAGGGCAAGGATCTTGTCTGCCATAGTTTGCGGATCAACCTTGTCGCGCAGGGCTTTAGTGAGCGACTTCTCGGCGGGGGGGCGACCTGCTCCGGGGTGAGTTTCTTTTGTCCAGGTCGTACTAGTTTTACCACCCATGCCGCCTTTCTCCTGCCTTTTTTGTGGCAAGGCACCGCCCCCGTTGCACTTCGCAGCTATGCCACTACTTCGCGGGGGGTCTTCGGTTGCCCATACAATAAGAGGCCAGCTGAGTGGGTTCTTTTTCAAAAAATCGTTCAAAAATCGTCAT